AAATAAGAAGTATAGGTTATATTAAAGAAGCTATAGCCTGGAATCCAGATATAAATGCTGATAGAGTATCTGCTATGGGAGTATTAATGATACTGCATGCAGACCGTGAAAAACAAGACTTTGACATGATAGATGTTGAAGAAAAAACTTTGGCTACAGATCCTTTTTGGGATAGGGCCTTTAATAAAAATAGCTATACAATAGAAAAAAATGGGCAGATCTTTGGGGCTAAAGAGTTGCCAAAATGGTGATAGAATGCTATAATTGTAATTGCCCTTAAAAGAATTAATACATGTCGTCAAGTACTGCAACGTTACATTTTCCTTCTCAGAAGATATCTAGAGCAAAGAAAACAGAAAAATGGGCCATAGAATGTATAGAAGCTGGAGAAGATCTAGCTATGTTTCGTGATACAGGAATAAGAGAGAGTTATCGTAACAAACTTATTAATTATAACCTTGCTAATGATATCTTAGATACTACAGATATTGATCAAGTGTGTAATCCATTAGGACTTAAAGATGCAAACTTTCCTGCAACAATGCAGAACTATCCTATTGCCAATCCTAAGATTGATCTATTAGTAGGAGAAGAACGTAAAAGAAAGTTTGATTGGCATGTAAGAGTAGTGAATGATGATGCTATTAGTGATAAAGAAAATGAAAAGAAATCCCAAATCTTTCAATTTATCCAACAAAAGGTAGCCGCAAAAGAATTAGACGAGGAGCAAACAAAACAAGAATTAGGTAAACTAAATAAGTATCTTAATTATGAATGGCAGGACATGCATGAGAGAACTGCCTCTATGATACTTAACTATATGTATAAAAGTCTAGACCTTAAAGATGCTTTTTCTAGAGGATTTGAAGACGCACTTATAGCAGGAGAAGAAATATACTGTTCAGAAATAATAGGAGGAGAACCTATTTTAAGAAAAGTAAATCCATTAAACTTACATACAGTAAGAAGTGGAGAAAGTGCATGGGTACAGGATTCTGATATCATTGTAGAAGATGGGTATTACGCACCTGGACAAATAAAAGATATGTTCTATGATTGGTTAACGGACCGTCAAATGAAATTAATAGATCAAGGAAGTGCTTCTAATGATAGCGATGCTTTTATTACTATTGGAGAAAAAGAACAATCTATTCTTATAGATGGTATAGTTGACGGAGTTGATAGTACTACTAAACCATACGGAGAGTATTATGATCTTGAAGGTAACATCCGAGTAACAAGAGTACTTTGGAGATCAATGAAAAAAGTAGGAAAATTAACTTACTACGATGAACAGGGCCAAGAACAAGAAGTTATAGTTAGTGAAGAATATAAAGCTAATAAAGATTTAGGAGAAAGTATTACATGGTTATGGGTTGGAGAATGGTGGGAAGGAACCAGACTAGGAAAAGATATTTATACAAAAATCCAAGCAAGACCAGTACAGTTTAGATCTATGACTAACTTATCAAAATGTGGTAGTGGTTATGTAGGTCTAGCGTACAATATTAATTCATCTAAGGCAAAATCGTTGATGGATAGGATGAAACCTTATCAGTATCTATACAACATATTTATGTACAGAACTGAACTGGCTTTTGCTAAAGCTAAAGGTAGGATAGCTACTTTAGATCTTGCACAAGTACCTGACGGATGGGACTTAGATAAATGGATGTATTATGCTGAAGTTAATGGCTGGGCAGTAAAAGATTCTTTTAAAGAAGTACGTAAAGGCGCAGCTCAGGGTAAACTAGCTGGTCAAATGGCTACTTCAGGAGATACTATTAATTTAGAATTAGGTAACTATATCCAACAACATATTATGATGTTGCAGTTTATAGAAGGACAATTAGGAAAAATATCTGGAGTATCTGATCAACGTCAGGGACAAATAGAGAATAGAGAACTAGTAGGTAATGTAGAAAGATCAGTTACACAAAGTTCTCATATTACTGAAAAATGGTTTAGCTTACATTCTACTGTAAAAGTAAAAGCTCTTGAAGTATTATTAGAAACTGCTAAGTATGCCTGGAAAGGAGAGAAAGATAAAAGAGTACAATATGTACTTGATGACATGTCTACTTCTATGCTGAAACTTCAGGGAGAAGAATTTAACAGTCGTGATTATGGTATAATTATTACTGATGGTAGTGCAGATGCTGAATTATTAGCTTCTATGAAACAACTTGCTCATGCTGGTATACAGAATGATAAGCTTAATTTTTCTCAATTAATGGATATATATCTTACTCCATCTATGTCTAGTATGCGTAGAAAAATTGAAAGTGCAGAACAAGAAAAAGAAAAACAAATGCAGGAGCAACAAGCTCAACAACAAAAAATGCAACAAGAACAACTGCAAGCACAATCACAAGAAAATAAAGCTGCAAGAGAGTTTGAGATAAACAAAATTAATCTTGAATACGAGCATAAAAAAGAAATAGAGTTACTTAAAATACAAAGTAAACAAGGGGATAAATCTGTAGATTTAGATAAAGACGGCATTCCTGATTATATAGAAATACAAAGATTACAGGCTGAAGACAATATTAGAAAAGAAGAAATAGCGTCTAAAGAAAAACTAGAGCAAGAAAAACTAGCTCATGATGCTCGTGAAGGAGACAAAGACAGAGATAACAAACTAGAGGTAGAAAGATTAAAGGTCAAGAATAGGCCAAAAACTATGGCAAAATAAAAAAGCTATAGCAATCTAATATTTTTTATTAGATTTAAAAACAAATTTTTGGATAAGTACGTATTAATTAAGATAATTGTAAAATAAATAAAAAAACAAATGGGAGAGGAATTATTTGATGTAAACCTAAATTCACTTGATATGCAGGAAGAGGCTATTGATGTGGCAGAGTTTACACAACCACCTGCGGAGGATACTCCTGCAGATGAAGTAGAACTAGAAGATTCTACTGAAGAAACAACAACTGATGAAGTTGTTAATAAAGAAACTAAAGAGGAAACTAAAGAGGAAACTAAGAAGGAAGATCTTATTGATATTCCTACAGGAGAAAATAACAATACTACAGATTCAGAGGATAAAATAGAAACCCCGGATAATGAAGCAGACTCTTCTCCTATTCTTCCATTTGCCTCTCTTCTTCAAGAAAAGGGGTTTCTACCTCATCTGGATATGGATGAGTTTTCCAATGAAGAAGATCCAGTTGATGCATTAACAAGTGCTATAAGAAATGAAATTAGTATTGCAAATGAGAGCTTTATTAATTCTTTTCCTAAAGAACTAATTGACATGGCTAAAGCAGTAGCTAATGGAGTTCCTGTATCACAACTTAAAGAAAGTAAACTTAAAGAACTTGAGTATACTACTATTAGAGAAGATAAATTAGCTGAAGATGTTAATCTTCAAAAAAAGCTTGTTAGAAATTACTTAAAAGAAAAAGGATTTAAAGATGCTAAAATTGAAAGAGAAGTTACTAGATATGAAGATCTGGGAGATCTTGAAACTGAAGCTAAAGATGCTTTGGAAGAACTTAAAACTATTTCTAAAGAAAAGCAAGAGTATGCTAAGTACGAGTATGCAGAAAGACAAAAACAATTAGAAGCTCAGAATAAACAACTTCTAGGGAATATACACAACAGTATTGAAACTACTGAAGAAATTATTCCAGGTCTAAAAATGAATAAAACTGTAAAAGATAATATTTACGCTACAATGACACAGATTGTTGATCAAGATGCTAACGGAACTCCTATGAATGGGATTATGTCTGCTAGAGCTCAGGATCCAGTTGCTTTTGATACTGTAGTTTCTTATCTTATAAATATCACAAGCAAGAATGGTAAACCATTTACTGATTGGGGTAAGTTAGGTAGAGTAGCAAAAACTAACGCAGCTAAAGACTTAGAGAGAGCTCTTCAAAAAGGCACTCCTATTATAGGGAAACCTAAATCTATACATAAAGATTCTGATGGAATTGATCCATTAGAAGGACTAAAGTATATTTAAACTTATTAAACTTATTAAAAATAAATCTTATAAATTAAATTAAAATGCCAAAAATTTCACCATTTCAAATGACAGAGGCGCAAAGTTGGACTGGTCTTACGACCAAGAATCACTTGGGTGCTATCTATCAATCAAAACCACAAATGGCGTCTAAGTTAATGACAAGAATTCACCAGACTAATTTTGGTCTAGATTTGGATACATATCTAGAACAATTTAGCCCAGTATATCTTGAGACTGACGACGACTTTGAGTGGGACTTAATAGGAACAGCTAAAAAGAATGTTCCTTTAGTAGAAGCTCGTATTACAGCAAATCCAATAACTGCCGCTGACGAGTGTGGTAAAAACTTTACAGAGTTTGAACTAGTATTTCCAGAACAATGGTTCTCAGATGAGAATGTAATTGTTGGGGAAAAGAACGAAGTTTATCCTATACAAGTTATTGCTGATCCTACACCAGAAGGAACTAACTGGGTATATAGAGTAAACCTTATTACAGGAGACTCTGACCTATTTGTACCTTTTGAAGAATTAACAGCAGGAAAGCGATTTTCTAAAGATTGGTCTTTAGTAGAGCAAACACTATCTAAAAAAGGTGGTCTTGTTAACTTTACTTCTCCATTCAAAATGAGAAATGCTTTCTCAATGATCAGAATGCAACATACAGTGCCAGGTAACATGATTGACAGACCAATGGCTACTGCTTGGAAAGGAGAAGACGGTAAGACGTATTCTACTTGGACTCAGTATGAAGATTACCAATTTGACATGCAATTCCGTTATGAAAAAAACAGAATGTTAATGTATGCTAGAGCTAATAAAGATTCTAGTGGTAACTATCATAACTTTGGAAAATCAGGTTTCATTAAGAAGCAAGGTGCTGGTATCCGTCAACAAATGGAAGCTAGTAACACATCTTTCTATTCTGATTTCTCTATTGACTATCTATTAGATATTCTTTTAGATCTTTCTGAAGGTAAACTTCCAGGAGACAAAAGAGAATTTGTTCTTAGAACAGGTGAACGTGGTGCTGTACAGTTTCACAAAGCTTTGGAAAACCAAGCTCAGTTGTTTACACCGTTAAACAACTATGACAGAATGTACAAAGCAGGTAGCATTCCTTCTGCTCAAGGTGGTTCTACTAAAATGCCTTATGGCTATGGTGGACAATTTGTTGAGTACATGGGACCTCAAGGTATCAAAGTAAACTTATCTATTGATAGTTTATATGATGACAGAGAGCGTAACAAAGTATATCACCCAGATGGTGGTGTTGCGGAATCTTACCGTTATGATATCTTAGACATCGGTACTTCTGATGGAGAACCTAACATCCGTAAGGTATATGTTAAGGGATCTGAAGATGGTA